GAAACAGTATTTTAACAACATACAGAAACTTATCACCAGATGAGTTACATGAAATCTTTACAGACCTTCTCAATGAAATAGGTTATTAATATGACAATGTATTTAAATAGATTATTTAGTGAATCATTTGTTGATAACTATGTGATGAGAGCATTGAAAGAAAAAATCAAAAACAATGTACACTCTAAAAATACAACAGCACTAAATGAATTTCTAGAAACAACATATGGTATCAATATAGATAAAGTGTTGAACTCAATTGAGTTTTCAAAAAGTTTATATGATACTGTGTGGGTTGTAAGTATTAATGATAACACAATTGAAGAGAAGAGTCAAGAGAAAGTTATATCATTAGTTAAATTAATTGAATATGGCAATCTCAAGGTAAAGGGTTTAAATGTTATAAATGATGCATTTAAATACATAAAATCACATTTAGATGTTTTATATAAGTTTTATCAGATGAAAGGAGGTAAATAGATGGGTGTTAGATTCTATGATGAAGCATTAGCAAAGAAAATAGAAAACTGGATTAAAGATAAGAGTGTAAAAGTTCTTAAACCTGAAGAAACAACCAGATTATTCAAAATGAAGGCTGATGAGGCAAAAGATAAGCCAATTAAATTACCTCTTATTGCACTATCAAGAAAAACAAGAATGAGTATTCTAAATACCAATAAGAGACCAATGAGTTATGATGGTATGAAGATTAAGGCATATGACAAAGATGGTAAGTTTGTGCCTATGAAGTCAATGCAAAAGTTAAATGCCATTCCAATGTCCTTAGATTATCAACTTGATATCTATACATCAGAAATGGCTGAGGCAGATGAATATATGAGAAACTTTATATTTAACTTTGTGAATTATCCAAATGTTATAATAGAGATTCCATATAATGACTGCAAATTATTACATGAGTCCACTGTTTATTGTCATGAAGAAGCAGAAGATAATAGTGATATACCTCAAAGACTTGTTCCAGGACAATTTACAAGATATACATTAAATCTTACTATTGATAATGCATATCTATTCAGTGCCCCAATTAAAGAGAATATCATCATTTCTAAAGTACTAGTGGAGATTAAAGATAACCCACAAGAAACTTTAGATACATATGATATCATGAAAAAAGAAATTTAATTGCTAAATTTAATGATAAATTATATTTAAAACAATTAAATATATACCAATTTATTTAAGGAGAAAGAAGATGCCAAAATTTAGAGTTAGAGAAATTGACAATACTGGCACAGTGAGTTCACCTGAAACTCCAAATGTTGTTTATATTCCAGGTCCAGCCAGTGAGGCTAAGAAACCTGAATTATTCACAAATGTTTCAAAATTTGATGCTAAGGTCGGTGATGATTATTTACCAGGATTATCTGCAAAAATGGCTCATCATCTATTAACTTTAGGTATGCATGTTTTGTATGAAGGTGTTGTTGTTGAAGGAGGTTCACAACCAGCCCAAATTAAAAACAGTGTGAAGTTTGATGCTAGTAATAAACAATTTGTTGTTGATGGAAGAACATTTACAATCAATGCTGAAAATACAAGTGTGAGTTGGCCTGCTGAGGGTTTACCATCAGGAACACCAACAAGTGCAAGTATTTCTGCAAGTGATGAAGTTTATCAAGCAACAATTCCAGATGATGTTGTGAAGAACTTATTTGATAGTAAATTCAGTTTTGACTTTGCTGGTAATAATGTCTATTATACAAAGTCTTATATAGTTGATGGTAATCCTACTGTAGAAACATGGACAAATATTTGGAAAGATTTAATAGATAAGAATCTTTATGATGTTAGATTCTTAACAACTGGTCAATTCTTTGCTGGTTCACTCTGTGGAGATAAGATGATTGAATGTGCTGCCAAGAGATGTGATGCTGTTGCATTATTAGACTTTAAGACAACAAACAACACTGTCAGTGAATACAGAGAAATGGCTGAAGCAGTTGTCACTGCCACAAAGGCAATGTCAATTGATACAACCAAAGACCCTGCTTCATTCGCAGCTGCCTTTGCTCCATCTTGGACAGGTAATATCTACACTGCTACAAGTCTTGAAAAAATTGAACATTTACCACCATCATTTGCCTATTTATGTGCTTTTGCTAGAAGTGTTAAGGAAAATCCAATGTGGTATGCTGTTGCTGGCTCTTTCAGAGGTAAATTACCTGAATTAATTAGTGTTGACAGAGAATACACCAATGCTGATATTGAAATGCTTCAAGCAAGAAGTAAAGATGTTGAAGTTGCTTTAGATGAATCTGGTGATAATGTTGGTGTTGCTATTAATCCTATTGCTAAGAGAAGACCATTTGGTCATATTATCTGGGGTAATAGAACATTAAGAGATAATGAAGCCAATGATACTGATAACACAGGCATTCTAAAAGCAACATCATTCTTAAACTGCAGAATTCTTTCAACAGAAGTTGCTAAAGTGGCCTACAATGCCGCTAACAAATATACATTTGAACAAAACAATGAAGTCTTATGGACAAACTTCACTTCTTACATTCTTCCTACCTTAGATAGAATGTCAACAGGTAATGGTATCTTAGATTATAAGATTGCTAGAGTTCCTACAACAAAGAAAGCAAGATTATGTGCAAAAATCTCTTTGATTCCAATTGAAGCAGTTGAAGACTTTGATATTACAATTGAATTGACTGATGAAATTGCATCAGTATCTGAATAATAAAGGAGAATAAATATGGCAGAAAATATGGGTACATATCATCTTGCTGATAATCCAAAACTTTATGAACCTGCAAGAAGTAATAACTTTGAATTCATTGTCACAGACATTGATAGCATCTTAAGAGCAGGTGTTAAAGAAAGTGGTTTAACTGATGAAAACAATTACATCACAAACGGTCAAGAAACATTAAGAGTTTCTGTTGTTAGTTCCTCTGTTCCTCATTTCCAACTTGGTGTCATTGATATCAAGAGAGGCAATAACACAATGCATGTTGCTGGTGTTCCAACATTTGAAAATCATCAATTGGTTTTAAATGACTATATGGGTGCTAGAACAAAATCTGTGTTGTTAGCTTGGCAAGCACTTGCTTATGATGTCAGAACTGAAAAAGTTCAAAGAATGGAAAAATATAAGAAAGATTGCTACTTATATGAATATTCACCAGACTATGATGAAGTTATCAGAAAATGGAGAATGATTGGTTGCTGGATTAGTAACTTACAAGAAGATGTCTTCAGTAATGAAAACAACAATAAGAGAACTGTTACTGCAACCATCATCTATGATAAAGCAATTCCAATGCTTCCTGATGAGTCTGATTAATTTTGAACAGTAAAATTCAAGTTTGAACAATAAAAAGAGGTTTTAATTGACCTCTTTTTATTTTTATTTCTTTTAAAAAATTTTTAAAAACTCATTGCTAAATTAAGTGAGATATTTTTGAAAGGAATACAACTCATGATAAAGACAGATGATGAAAGAGAATTAAAGATTATAGGTGTTCAACTTCCTAGAAATTTAAGAAAAAAGTTAGAGGAAGAGGCTGATTATTTGTCTCTTTCCGTTTCAGCAATGATTAGATTAATCTTAGCACAGAGATACAGAGACAGTGCTAAATTAAATGATAGTGAGGATGCCTAATATGAAGACTACAACTATTCAAGAAAGGTTTACCTTACCATCAAAAGGATTACTCTACGCAGAGAAATTTAATCCTACTGTTACTCTTAGAAGTATGACAACTGAAGAAGAAATGAAGAGATTGTCTTACAATGAATTGGAGTATGAAAATATGGCAGAAATCATTGATGCATGTATTATGGAAGAATTACCAATTTCCGCTTATGATATGTGTATAGGTGATTATCAATTTTTACTTCATAAGTTAAGAATTGTTACTTATGGCAGTGAATATAAAATGACAATTAAGTGTCCAAATTGTGGTGAAATTGTTGATTCAACTGTCAATTTAGACCATGAAACTGTCAATGACTTTGATGAAGAAGTTGGCTTAGATAATGAGATTGTTCTTCCTGAATCAAAGAAGCACATTACCTTAAGTTTACAAACACCAAGAATGATTGATGCTATCAAGAGTAAAGCAAGAGATATGAGAAAGAAAACAAAACTCAATCTTAATTATGAGTATATGTTTACAATCATGTCATTAATTGCAAAAGTTGACAACAAGACACTTAATGATGTTGCCAAAGAAAAATTTGTTAGAGAATTACCTTTAGCTGATACAGCCTACATTTTAGGAAAAGGTGATACTCTTAATGGAAAGGTAGGGTTAGACACTTCAGTAATTGCAAAATGTCCTAATTGTGGTTATGAAGTAGTCACTAACTTTCGCGAGCAATCAGAATTTTTTGGACCCAAAATTGACTAGTAGTGGTGAACCTTATGGTCCTGCTAGATATAAAAGAATAGTTCAAGAGTGTTATCTTATTAGTAAAAACATGAATACATCATATACTGATGTATTAAAGATGACACCTATTGAAAGAGAATATCTTATTAAATTCTTGTTAGAAGATTATGAAGAAAAGAAGAAAGCAGTAGAACAAGAAATTCAATCTATTCAAGAGAAGAAAAATAATTAGTAGTTGAGGTAATGTATGGCATCAAAAAACAATTTACCAGGTCAAGATAAAGATGTTAGTTTAATGGATAAGTCAGACTTCAAGTCTTTGGAGGAGTTTTTTAATGCCGAAAAAAAGAATATTCAGAAAGCAAAAGAACTTAGACTTCAAATGGCAAAGGAAATTGCTGAGGTTCAACAAAGAGAAATGCTTCAAGCAATTAGAGAGTGGGTCAAAGAAGAAGAAGCATTAAAAGAAGTTAGTGCTGAAAGAATAGCAAAACATCAAAAAGAACTACTTGAAAAGAGAGCAGAAGAAGAGTTTAGAAAAAAACTTGAAATACAAAATAAAATCTATCAAAAAGAGTTAGAAGATTTAAAGAGTTTTACAGAAAAGACAACTACTAAACAAGCAGTACAAAATAAAGAAGGTAATAAAGAAACATTAAAACTTTATGATATCATTGAGAAAAATGGTGAAAATCTGACTGAAGAACAAAAGAAAGATAGAGAAGAGAAGAAAAAACAAATTGATATTGCAAATAAGGCATTAATTCAACAGACATTGATGAATGCTGGTATTAAAGCGTTGCAAGGCACAATGACTCAAACACTCAATGCTGTTAATAATGGTATCAATACATATGCTAAATATCAAGGTGGCATTAATGCTAGACTACAAGGTTCTAATCTTGGTAACTTTGTAGGAACAGGTGTTGGTGGTGATAAAATTGGTGCAATGGCTCTGTCATACATTCTTTCCGGTGGTGGCGGAGGTATTGGCGGTGGTGCTTTTGATGTTGTCACTGAAAGATTAAAATATGGTACTAATACATTTGGTATTTTAGAGAATAGATTATCTACTGCTGTAGGTATTCAACCATATGTTAAAACTGAATCATTATTAAATAATTTAAATGACTTAGTTAAAACAGGTATCGCAGCCAATGTTGAACAAAGAGCATTTTTACAAACAGTTAAAGAAAACATTGCTGACACATTTGATGCCGCTAATGCATCTTTGTTAAGAATTATTAGATTACAACAAAGTGATTCTACTTCCACGAGATTAGGTATGGAAGCATATTTAACTAGATTCTTAAACAGGGTCACTGAGAGTACTGAATATTTGAATCAAACATTTGATAATGTTCAAGACGCATTATTAGAAGCATCTTCACAGATGACTGCTGATGCTTCTACTGAATTTGAATATATTGTTCAAAAATGGTTAGGTGCTTTAAGTGGAACAGGTTTATCTGACTCAACTGCTACAGGTCTTGCTCAGGCAATTGGCTATTTAGGTAGTGGTAATGTTTCAGCATTTGGTGAATCTAGTATGCAAGGTCTTTTAACAATGGCCGCCAGTAGAAGTGGTTTAGATATTGGCAGTATTTTAAACAATGGTTTAAATGCCGCTACAACAAATGCTTTATTAAATGCTGTTGCTAACTACATGGTTGAAATTGGTGGTAATAGAAGTAATGTTGTTAGGTCTCAATTAGCACAGACATTTGGTCTTAACATTTCTGATATAACAGCTGCCCAACAACTAGCAGGAAACTTTAATTATATCAATAATGATATGTTAACTACTGGAGGTATGTATGGTGCTTTAGTTAATCAGATGTTAGCATTGCCTACTAGAATGTCTATGAGTGAGATGATTCAAAACACATTTGACAATACTATGTTCTCTTTCGCAGCCGGTATTGCTGAAAATCCTGTGTTAGCATCTTTATGGAAAGT